GTCCCTTGTAAAACCCTGCACTGCGGAAATACTCATCAACCTCTAACAACCCCTCTTTGATTCTGCCACTGTCCATACCCTTGCCGATAGACTTGGCAGACTCATGGTTCATGCTTTCAACACCGTAGAAGTGTGAAGTGATTCCCATCTTGATTAGATTGTCCCAATCCCGTTTTCTGGTGGTTATCAGGTCTGCACGAATGTACGCAGTCATCTTCGGTGTGAATGGCAGTTTCTCTATGACACTGGCAAACTTCTCAATCTTCTCACTGGAATCGTTGAAGGTTTCATCAAGGACAATGTAGTGTTCTGTACCCCATTTGTCATAGTTCTCCAACATCTCATCATACACACTTTGAGCCGTGCGAGAGTAATCGCCCTTGACACCTAGAACGGGGAAACTGCAAAACTTGCATTTGAATTTACAACCACGGGCAAACTCTAGTAACAGAATTTCTCTGGGATTTATGAAGTCATTGTCTTGATAGGATACCGTAAGATCATCTTGTGGGAATGATTTATAATTTACATAACAGTTTATCATTCTGCCACTATGGATAGGTTCTGGGCCACCTTTGAAATGATCCAACAACGCAAGTATGGCATTTTCTCCATATCCATAGATGTACCAATCCATTTTTAGTTCCATCATGGAGTGGTTCTGACTGCCTGCAACGAGGGGTATGTGTGGATATCTCTCCTTCAACCATTTTACTAGTTCAAGGACGGTAGGTGTGTTCAGAAAAAACGTAGAACCAAATCCAAAGAACAAAAAATCATCTGAAACTTTAGACTCTATATAAGATTTAAGTTGATCTAAGTTCCATCTATGAACATAGTCAACAACATCAATATCGTATCCATTTTTTCTCAGGAAAGTGGCAATCTTGTGACCACCAGATGACCGGCGCATGCTAACAAGTGAGGGATCAAATTCTAACCCCAAGTCTTCAAGTTGGCCACCAAAAATTAAACCGTTCATCAGTATACTATAGATAAAAAAAGGGCGTCATTATTTATGACGCCCTGAGTAGACTAACAACGAGTGTTATTCATCATCCGCCAATTTGGCAAAGTATGACATAGCATCATCGTCATCAGACCCAACACTTTCAGCGTTATTCACATTGAAAGTCGATACGGTCTCTTCACTTTTTTGTGTAACAGTCTGAACAAAGGCATCATCCTCTAGGTCATCTGTTTGTGAAGAAACTGATACAGCTGCACCTTTCAGAACCGTGTCGAGTTTTGTTTTCAATTCATCGTAAGATTTGAATTGACTTGGATCGACAATCTCTGCAAGGGAATACTGTTGTTCCCAAATTGATTCAATACCTTCATCACTGTCAGAAACAGGACGAGGAGCATTTGAGAACTTAGACTTATCGTAGTTACGATAGCCAGCAACATTCCTTGCCACGAGAGCAAAATCAACACCATCCCAAAAATCAAAAGGATTCACTGGGTCTTGGTTAGGGAACTCAGGCTTGAGTTGATCTTGAATCATGTCAAAGATTTTCTTACCATACCTAAACAAAAAAACTTTACCTTCGTTTTCTGGGTTGGCGGGATCACTCACAACAAGAATGTTGGAGTAATATGACAGGCGGCGTTTCTGCTTACGAGCAGTATCCTTGTCTGCTTCCACACCAGTATTCCACAACTGAGTGTTCAGTTCTGAAACGGGGTCAGGTTGGTTAAGGGTGGTCAGAGAATTCTCAATATACCACTTTCCAGTAGGCCCTTGGAAACCATGAGTCCAAATACGGGCCCAAGGCATTTCCTCACCCTTGGGTGCGGGCAAGAAACGAATAACAGCGGAACCGTTGCCAGTTTGGTCAACAGAGATTTTCCACTCTTTCCCGTCATCTTTACTTTCGGTGGTAGTAGTAGCAGACATCTTCTCTACTTGATCAAGTAGGGTGCTGATGTTGCCGCGAGATTTTCTGAGCTCAGAAATAGAATCGAAAGACATTGTATTCTCCTTTATGCAGTATCTTCTGGTTTGCGTTGTATTCTACTTTTGACATTGAGGTGTTCAATGAACTCCTCGCTGTCATATACATCTTCATCATATATGTGATGTTTGTACTTGTCAAGTTTAGTCTTTGTTTCACTAGGGACTCGACGCATACGGCGACCTCGTTGTTCACGAGAATTTCTATTACTCACGGATGTATACCTCTATTTATAACACATCAATAAGTGGTTGTGCCACAGACTTCATATTGTCTGTTACCTTTACAAAGGGACGATATTTTTTTATCAACAGCAAAGTGTCATCTAACAAAATATCATCCAGTTGTTCGCACCAGTTGAAAATCTTTTCTAGGATTACAACTGATTCAATAGTTATTATATTACCAAAATATAACCTAAATGTCAAGGGGTGTTCGCCATTTTTTTCAACAAAGGGGTTAGAAATATTTCTGGACTCCATTTCCAACATCAACTTAGATACGTCTTGTTGAAATCTATACTCTCTTTGATTTTTCCTAACAGACCACTCTTTGTATCTGCGAGCGGCATCAGTATCAAACAACCCACCCCACCTTTCACCAGAAACAAAGTTAGCAATTAAAAAATTAATTACTTCCTCTCGCGTATAGTCTCTGGCTAATTTCTTAATAGAAACCAAATCTTTTCTTTTCTTATATGTCTCTTCCTTGATTCTCACTTTACCACGATACTTTATTATGTCGTAGTCTTTTTTGGTAAAGTGTAATTTTACAGCAAGGTAAAGTTTGTAGACTTCAAAGGGTTCCATCAGATTGGCAGTTTCGCCTTATCATTTTGTTTCAGAAGATTTAAGTCTTGTGCTTCTGCCTTGAGTTTTTCTTTGAGAGATGGAGTCAGGAGTTTTTTTACACTCTCAATTTCAATCTCATTGCGAATACAATAATCAAGAAGAACATCAATATAATTAGAACCAGAACTAGCCTTCTTTTCTATGAACTGAGAAAACTCAGTTGAAGTAGAAAACTCTTTCGTTATTAAAAATTGGTCTGTTTGTTTTTCTGGATTTTCATTGTCCACTATCAATTTTGGCATATTTTTCCTCAATTTCTTTTATACCTTCCACAGTCTTCTTTTGCAAAAAATCTTCTTTCCAATCTTTACAGTATTTTACCACATCATACTCGCACTTGTAAAAGGGTTTTTCACAAAAAGTTTTTTCCGCCTCTCCCCGCTTATCAAATTCATGAACTATGGGATGATCAAAGGCCTTTGCTACTTCAAGGACTGTTCTAGGATTACCAGATCCAAGATGAACATGTTGTGGTTTTGACTTCTCTGTCATCAGTTGCATGATTCCATCAATTACGTCATAAACGTGAGTGAAGTCTCTTTCTTTTTTGCCACTACCGAACACACGAATTGGTTCTCCACTTTCTACGCACTTTTTAAATGCTCTGACTGCGGTGCTGTATTCTCCATAGTCCGCTTCCCTTGGCCCATATACATTGTAAAAGTGTAACATGTGATAGTTTATGTCATACAATTCTCTATATAATTCTAAGACATCTTCACCAACACTTTTACTAAACGTGTAGGGGTTTTGCATCTTATCAAGAAATTGTGTACTTGATGACGCGGCAAAAAACAGTGGTATTTTCATTCTTCTAGCCCACTCACAAACAGCGGTGGTTGAAGAGATGTTGTTGGTAATAGAATTGAAGGGGTCTTTTTGTGATAATCTTATTCTAGGTGTCGCAGCAAGGTGAAAAATTGCATCAAAAGTTCCAGTTGGCAAAACTCTCTGAACCTCTTGATGCAAATATTTCACACTCTTATGTTCTATCTTGTGATGTCCTTTACTACAGTCATCAACAACCAAAACATTTTGACCGTGGAGTACGAGAGCCTCAACTAAATGAGAACCTATAAAACCACAACCACCAGTTACAATAAAATTATGAGTGGCCAATTATGGCATCCTATAAAAAATGTGACTATCATGAACTACTGCCAAACTCATGTGTTGAGACCAATCTGGACTAACATAGTTAGCATGATAAAAAGTTGACCCGCCAGTATTATCTTCGTATTCACCTAACATAACCTTTCTAGCTACGTTAGTTATTTGATTATAAGTTTTCCAATCATGTATCTCATCAGACTTACCATCACAATACCAAGAAAACTGACATTTGTTTCTTATGGGATGTTCTTCCCATTTCTTTGCATCGTAAACCACGCCACAGACAGTGTTTGGAAAATTTTTGTGTCGCACCCTGTTTATGGTAACATGAGCAACAGCAATTTGACCCTCGACACTTTCTCCCCGAGCTTCAAAATATATATTCTTAGATAAACAAATTATATCTCGTTCATCCACTACAACGATTTTTTCTTCTACCCGTTTTACCTCTACAGCAACTTCCTGTAAAGGTGGTCTAGGGTCACTTTTCGCCGGTGATAGCAATAACAAACTTGCAATTACATAAGTTAAAATCTCTTGGACATCCATTCGATTTCTCCTTTCTATTGTAAGGGGCCCGTTGGATAATAAGGTGGAGCCCATACCCCACTAGCCTTAAGCGGCTAGAGCATAAACGTCATCGTTTGCGTTTACTTTAGGTGGCGCTTTGCCAGTCAATCAGTCTCGGTTTATCCTATACAATCGCAGTCGAACCTGTTCACCCCCATCA